GATTTTTCCAGGCTGAAGTTACACCTGAAGGAAGAGCAACAACAACGTATGATATGAGTGGAACTGTTATCAATAGTTCTGGTGCTGTTATTGGACAACCAAATATTGATAGTGGTACTTATAAAATACCAATACAATCAAAGAATACAGGGTTTACTTGTTTATTAAAAAATAATTCGCATTTACCTTGTCACTTTGTATCAGCAGAAATAGAAGGATTTTACTTTAGACGCTCAAATAGAATTTAAATGGAAAAATATGTTAGAATAGCAACACCAGAAGATGCTCATAGGTTAGCACCGAAAGTACGGAAAGCTGACATTGATGAGATTAAAGCGTCTAACAATATAACCCCTTTAGGGGGATTATTATATCCATTTACAAAATTAAGACATAAAACTTTTTCTATTATAGGAACAAAGGAAGAAGGAGTTATCGGTATGTTTGGCGTTGTTCCATGTGAAACAAAAGATTTTGGTATTGCTTGGTTATTATCTAGTGAAGAATTAATAAACCACACCATACAGTTTTTACGTGAATGCCCTAAATGGGTAGAAGAAATGGGACAAGATTATAAATATTTATATAACTATATAGATGAAAGAAATATAGTAGCACTTAAATGGTTAGAATTTTTAAAATTCAAGCATATAGAAACGCTACCGTATGGATATGAAAAAAGGAAATTTAAATTAATGTTAAAGGAGATAAAATAATATGTGTTCACCAGAAGCAGCACTTGCAGGTATACAAATTATGGGCAAGTATGCAGCTTATCAAGACCAAAAGACTAAATATCGAACAGATGTTGCAGCTAATACAGTCGCTAGGAAAAACGCTAGTAGAGGTATGCACGAAGATTATGGTCAAATTGATTATCAAAAAGGTGAAGCTGTCTCCGAAAAAGTTAGAGAAACGGTAAGAGCAAAGATTGAGAAAATAAATGAAATGGCTACACAACTAAATTTAAATGTAGGGAATGCTACTTCTATTATGAAAGATGTTGGAACTGAATATGAAACAGACCACATGGACGTAGCTGTAGCTTACGATAGAGATATGATAGATTTAAACAGAAAAGAACTAGAAGCTTTTGGTGCGTATGAAAGAACTATCAACGACTTACCTGTTCCTTATAAACCTAGTAAACTTGGATTAGCTATTGGAGTGGCTGAATCAGGCTTACAATATAAAATAAATACAGCATAGGATAAACAATGGCATATAAATCACCAGTAAAAAATGTATATTATCAAAGCACGTCTGCTGGAAGACCTAGCACTCCTAGAAAAACAGAACTTGGAGAAATAGCAAATGCTCTCGATAGTTTTAGTGTGACTATGGGTAAATATGCTACACAACAGAAAAGTGAAGACCAAAAGAATGCTCAAGCAGTATTTGATAAACTTAAAATGGAAGGGATTACTAACCCTGATGACATTCAAAAATTAATTGAAGCTAATGACCCTAAAGTTGAAGGCTTACAAAAATATTGGGCGAAAGCTGTTATAGATACTAATTTTGCAATTACTCACGCTCTTGATGATGGTGACGCAATTTCAGAAAATATTTATAAAACTATTGGTAATTCTACAGAAACAGGATTAACCTTTGCTGACGTTGATTTAGACCAGGAATTTAAAAATGTACAAAGAGATTTCTCAGAAAAATCTACTTCTTATGTTCGTGCTTATACTGAAGCTTTTCAAAAAATTCAATTAGATTTCCAAGATAAAAAATTAGTTGCTGACGCTGAACGATTAAATTTAGAAAAACGAAGTGCAGCTCATACACAGTTAACTCATGCTTGGGACAATACGAAACCTGAAGACAGATGGACTGCCATTCAATTATGGTATCAAGATAAAACTTCTACTACTTCAAAAGGAAATAAAAATGGTAAAGGATTTTTATTAGCTGAAGAAGCTAATAGACTTATTCTAAATTTCTTAGAAGAACGTGTTCAAACTACATCTAGTGCAACTGAATTAATGTCTATCAAAGAGATGTTGATAAAACAAAGACTTACTAAAAATAAAGAATTACTACCTTCTTTTAAAGATGATTTAGTTCATCAAACTCAAGCAACAAAAATTTGGAAATCACTTCTAGCTAAACAAAAAACTATGCTTTCAAATGCAAATGTAGAACAAATGTATTTTGAAGGAGTAGCACACAAAAGTGTTTATAACGGTGAAAATATTTCTGACTCTAAAAAGAAATTGGCTGAAACTAGTATACTTAACAAGATAACTGCTTTAGTAGAACAAGAAGCTTATGCTTACAATAATAATAATCCTAACTTACCAAAATTTGATAAAGAAATTAGAATTGATTCATATATCGCAAGTATTATGTCTAAAAATTCTGTTGTCTTTACTCCTTGGAAAGAAGAACTAGAACACGCATTAGGTGTTATTAACAATACTAATATTTTCGACATTGATAATGTAGAAAACTTTATGATTGGCTACAATAGATTTAAAAAATTAAAAAGATTAGGACAAGACAATAATCCTAAAGCTGACTATTTAACTGGAAGAGAAGAATTATTCTATGAAGGTGTTTTAGCTTTAGAAAGAACTGGAACAGAAGTTAATCAAGCTGTAGCAAAAATGTGGCAGTTTATTAACAATGATGATTATGTAAAAGAATTTGAAGCTATAGATAATATAACTGATATGCGAACTGCAATTGATAACTATTTTGACGCTTGGGGTTGGGACGACACTACTGAAACAAATCCTCAAGTACAGGAAGCTATGCGTATAGCTAAAATTTTAAGAATAACAGGAGTTCCTGAAGCAACAGCGTATGAACAAGCAGCTAAAATGGTTACAGATTCTTATATTTCTGTAGATGGTATTCTTTGGAACAGACGAAAAATGCCTAATGGAAATAAAGGATTAGAAAAAGAATTGACAGTTAAATCACAAGAAATTTCAAAAATAATTGAAGATAAATATGAATATTATGATGAAGGTGATTTAGTTTTAGCACCTTGGTTTGGTAATATGTATGTGGTTATGGAACGAAATACTAGACTTCCAGCACAAGTAGATGGTAAAGCTTTTGCTTTTACCTATGCTGAAGTATTTGGAGACGGAGAAAATTCTTTAAGTAAAATGTTAGCTGAAAATGGAATTAATAAAGCACACATAGAAAAAAATGCAGAAATATTAAAGCTATTAGATGATAAAGATATGGAAGAATTAAAAAATCTTTCTGAAACACACCTAAAAGCAATAGAAGAAATAACAACTTTTGATGAAAAACTTTACAACAAAAAGAAGAATAAATAATGAGTAATATAGACTGGAATTTTATTTTAGAACAAGAAGGGTATAAACTTAAAGGTTATGTACCTGACGCAAAAAATTCTAAATCAGGCGTGACTATAGCTTCTGGTTTTGATTTAGGTCAAAGAAATGAAAATGATTTAACAGGACTTCCTAAAGAAATTATAGAACTATTAAAGCCTTTCTTAGGATTTACTGGTGTACAAGCAGAAGAAATTGCTGGAAATTTAAATGTAAATGATGAACAGGCTAAAATAATAAATGAGTTCGCTAAAAGTACAGAATTAGCTAAACTTAAAACTTCTTGGGCAAATACTACAGGAACATCTTTTGATGAATTAGACCAAGGTAAAGCTACTGTTTTAGCAAGTGTAGCTTTTCAATATGGTAACTTAGAAACAGAAACACCTAACTTTTGGAAACAAGCTACAAGTGGTGATTGGAATGCAGTTTCGGTTAACTTAATGAATTTTGGAGATAGTTATTCATCTAGAAGATTAAGAGAAGCTAGATATTTAAATAAGTTCGCTAAAAAAAAGTTAACTGAAGGTGAACAACTTAAAGCTATAGAATCTATTACTGCTATTGATGAAAGTGCAATTAAAAATGTTAGAGATTCAGTTGATTCTGTTTCAGAAGTTACAGGAGTTCAATCAACAGATATAGACCAAGCTGGAAATTTCTTAACAAATTTTATTTCAGACTTACAAGGTATTAATGAAAAATATAAAGTTGAAGGTAAAACTGAATTAGAACAGATTGAAAATGAATATTTAGAAGAACAAGAAGATAAAGCTGAGAATGAAGAACTTTTTAGAAATTCAAAAGAAACTTTTAGAATCGCTAATGATGATGATATACGAGCAGAAATAGAAAAGCAGAATTTAGAATTACAAGAATATGACCCTTTAGAAGGACATAAAAATCCTACTTTTCTAGAACCATTACCTGATGTTCCGTTTGTATCTAAGGTAGACCAATTTAATATTGATAAAGCAAATGAAGAATATAATGAAGAATTAGAAAAAGAAACTAGTCTATGGGATATTGCTGGTGCAGCAAAGGATATGGAATGGGTTTCTTCTTGGATTTTAAAACACCAAGATAGAGAAGACTTAAATCCTAACCACGAGTGGACAATAAGTGATTTTGTTCCTAACAAAGAACAAACGAGTGAATTATTAAAAGGTGTTAATCCTGAGTTTCATGCTGAAATTATAGAGTCAGGAAAGACTTTGCCTGAAATGAAAATTTTAGTTAATAAATATCTTGATGTTCAGGAAAAAGAAAAGATATTAATGTCACACGGAGTGGCAACAGGAATTGTAGCAAGACTTCTTGCAGCCGTTCTTGACCCTACAGCAATCGCTGCGGCAATTGCAACAGACGGACTTATGGCTCCAGCTATTATTATGAATAAAGCAAGTCGTCTTCAAAGAATTATTAGAGGGGGTTTTGCTGCGGCAACAGTCAATGCAGCTATAGAAGGGATTTTAGTAACACAGAATCCTACTCTAGATTTAGATGATGTTTTAATAGCAACTGCGGCTGGATTTGTTTTAGGTGGAAGTATAAGGGGATTTAGAAAAACTAAAATAGATGAAAATGAAGCGGCACTTAATAAAGCTGTAGATGATTTAAAAAATGCAAAAGAAAAAGAATTAATAGATGATTCTGGTTTAAGCCTTACTGAAAAAGGAAATAAAAAATATAAGAAAGTTAAAACGACTGCTCAAGATGATTATGATGAAGTGGCTCTGAAATACGAAAAAACTATTATTGAAAGAACAACTGGAAGAGCAGATGGAAATACTGAAATTAAAATGCCTGATGGTAAAGATGAATATATTGTTACTAAAGATGGTAAAGTAATTAAGTGTAAATAAAGGAATTAAAAATGGCAGAATGTAATATAGAAGAATCAATAAAAGCGAATGGGGTAGCCCACGAAGGTGCTGATGAAATGGACGCTATGAGTTTTCTTTATATGAAACACATGGCTAAACATTTAGAAGACGCAACAGAAAAAGGTACTTCAGCATTTGGCAAAGGAGATAAATATTGGAAATGGTTTAGATTTGATAGAGCTTCAGTAACAGATATGTCTATCAGTAAAATAACAAGAGGTATTTCTAATATTTTATACGAAAGTATTGGTAGAAAAGGTAAAGATTGGGTCAGAGCAAAAACTATGTCTCAACATAAAACTTTTGAACTTAATAAAATAAGAACACAATTCTATAAAGCGAGAGTAGTCCAACATGACGCTTGGCTTAAAGAAAATAAATTAAAAGGTTTTAATATATACGGAAATACTAAAAGAGGTGAATTTAATGAATTAGTTACTAGAGCAATTAGAAATGAAAAAATTGATAGTCCTGCTGTTCAAAAAATGGCAGATGCTCAAAGACAACAATATAGAGACCTTTTACAAATGGCAAAAGCTTCAGGAGTAAGGGGTGCTGAAAATATTGAAGAAAGTTTTAAATATATAAGCCGTGTTTGGTCAGCTAGAAAATTAAGTGAACTTGTTGAAAAATTTGGACATAAAGAAGTGGTTAATTTCTTAGTTAGGGCTATGAGAGGTGGTGTCAACGCAAAAGAAAATCAAAAAATTGCTGAATATATTTTAGATGTAGTAAGATATGGAAAACCTAATTCAACTATAAATATAAGTAATATCTTTAATGCAAAAGCAGCAGACCTTGATAGAATTTTAAGAGAATCAACAGATTTAGAACCTACAAAAATAAATCAAATTATTGGCTCTTTATTTCCAACAGGTGCAAAAGGTGGCACAAATAAATTCTTTAGAAGTAGAAGAGTTAAATTAGATGAAACTTTTTCAGACAGTAAAATGTCTGTTTCAGATTTTCTTGAAAATGATTCAGAACTTTTATTTCTAAATTATGCTAATACTATGACTGGACAAATTGCTTTAGCACAAAGAGGTTTTAGGTCTTCATCTGATTGGGAGTCAATGATGAGAAACATTGATAAAGAATGGGATAAGATTAAAAGAGAAACACCAGATTTATATAATGAAAGTGCAAGATTAAATGAAAAAGGGGCATTACAAAGTGGCTATGATTGGCTAGTAGGAAAACCTTTAGAAGAAGGATATGATAAAGGCTTTGGAGTTTTTGGAAGAATTATGCGTAAGTGGAATTTTTCTAGAATTATGGGGCAAGTGGGTTTTGCTCAGATAGCTGAAATTGGAGTTTTAGTTGCTAATGTAGGTTTAAGGCAAAGTATAAGACATATACCTGAACTTAGACGTATGATGAAGCGTTTAAAAAATGGTGATGTAGATGACGAATTTATTAGAGAAGCTGAAGTATTATTTGGTGGCTTTGGGAGTGAAAGATTAATTCAACAAGTAGCTAACCAAACAGATGAATTTGGTTCTCGAATGGCTTCTATAAAAACAAAATATCAAAAACTTGAAAGAGGATTAGATTACGCAAATAGATTTACAGCAGATGTTTCTGGTATGCACTTAGTAAACCAGGCTATGAAAAGAATAGCTATCAAAGGTATTATGCAAAGATATTTAGATGAAGCTTTTAGTAAAGGGAAAGTAATGTATA